ATGACAGTCAAACGCAAAAGAGACACGGGTTCAAATCCCGTCATTGTGAAGGTAGCTCAGCAAGATAGAGCATCACTAAGAGGTCGTCGGAAGTAAGTGGTAAAAAGCTGAAACTTGTGACACAGTAGTCATTCAGACTTGAGGTGAAGGTCGTGGGTTTAAATCCCATTCTTTATACAATGTGGTAGAGTTAGGACAACTATGCTTTTGCACTGACACATAGTGAAGGTAGGGGTAGCAGAAGTCTACAAACTTACTGTTGGACTATGGAAGCTTCAAGAACTAGTGACTTTTGAAGACAACATAGATTAGAAGACAGTGGCTTCGTAAAGCGGCTCGTGACATTGATAGGGCATAGTTTGGTGCTGCATGTCAGGCACTCCGTAGTGGCGACCAATAAGTCCACGCTTGCCCTACCCGAACATTACAGTCATACGCATGACACAAACTTAAGTTATGGGACATAGGCCCCCGTGACGATAAGGCAAAGACTCCCCTACCTCGATGCGTTTGTAAGTCCTGAATTTCGAACTTCAGGCAAAATGGCGTGAGGGTAAAAAAACAGGGGTGCAACTTTACAGTCATACGCAAACGGTTGTTCGCTAATACACTAGCCTAGAGCTAGGGCGAAACTAAATTCAAAAGGCACGCTTCGAAACCGTGCAGCAGTAATGCCAGCTAAGAGTAGCTCTCTTAGTTGCAATGGAGCCGTTTGTTTATCAGACATTACAGTAACAATGGGTTTTAAGTTGCCCATTGCAAACCTTCTCTTGCAAGGTGTTACAAATGGCAAGAAGGGTTTGGCCTTGCCTTTTTCCAAAAAGGCCACTTTTTCTATAACCTTTCGGAATCTATTTTGTAGCTAGAAAAATAGATGCTAAGCACAAAACATAAGGTAAAAGCTTATATATGCTTACCAAACTAATATGGTATGAGCAAAAATAACTCAACAACTAAAATAGCAAGCAACAACTGTCGAATTTGCGGAGCAGATTTTTCAGAATGTTTAAAAGATGTAACGGCAAAATGCGTCAGACAAATACTCGTGGAGATGAAATAAATGAACTCAACAACCGAAAAAGAATTTACATTGCCTGAAAAAATACTTTACGAAGTATACGACAAAATTCATCCAGCAGATAACAGATGTTGGTGGACTTGTTTCAGTGTTATAAGAAAATTAAAACAATCAGAAAAAAAACAAGTTAGATTTATTGAAGGTACAATAAAAGGTAAAACACATTATTGGCTTGAAGTTGATGGTCTTACTATAGACCCTCATTATGAAATATTAAGTTTAGATGATGATTGGGATTGGGATTCAGGTAGATATTTAGGAGGTAGACCAAGTGATAAAGGTCGAGTTGTAGAAAAGGTTTGGGCAGGCGACCAAATTAAAATAGATTGGGAAACTGATTGGGAACCGCGATGGTCGCAATCTCTTCAAAGAGAAGTTAGAGTTAGACAGTTGCTAATGCCAGAGGTAATGTAAATGCACAAGAAAAAAATACTAGAACTAATTAAGCAAAGAACAGAAGATGACGGGTATCTATACTTTGAGTATGACACTCGCAATTACAAGCCATTTACAAAAGCAGATTGGGATAGAGCAAGGACTCTAATCAAATCTAATCTTGTAACAATACACGGAAAGCCACACTTTGATGGAGGCTCTGGTGTAGTGATGTTAAAATATGTAGGTGAATAAATTGACCCGAAAAAGAAATATAGTAAAATGCCAGTGCTGTAATAAGCGAATGAGAAAAGTAGTCAGGTATGAATGTTGGCAAATGGATTGTCAATATAATGAATTTGACGGTGAATACTTTTCTGATAATCCAGACAATTACAAACACAAGGATGAAGGTGAGGAATGAACAAAGGCAATACATTAACTAAAGACGAATGGAAAATTTGCATTGATTGCAAAGAATCAATAGGAAAGCACAGCAATATGGGAGATGATAAGAAGCGTTGCAAACATTGCTACAACAAAGCAAAGTATGGCGTATCTGACATCAACAACTGTTTTCAAGGGTCAGTTATTACGATAGATTAATGAAGCGACACAAAGCAGGTCACAGTGAACAAACAACACTTTGTGGATATAGCTGTACAAAACAGGAATACAGGATTATGACAAATAGACATCTTAGTTTTGTAAATTGCAAGAAGTGTTTGGAGTTAATGAAATGAGGTGGAGATTTGATTGTTTTGTTTGCGGAGAGCGTTGGGAAGAAGAACATCGCCACTTAGAGAAACATCATTTTATGTTTAGCGATGACAATAAGAAAGAAGGCAGACCTGTGGTTGATTGTTACAAATGCAAAATAGAATCTATCTATACACCGATAGTAGGAGACATGGTTGGAAATCGTTCTTGAGATTTTAGCAGGGTTTGCAATGGCGGTTTTGGTTACGCTAGTATTGTGGGCATTATATTCAATTAGGACTTTAGGAAAGCTGTAATTATATATGCTTTCGGAATCTGAATTACTCCTAGAAAAAACAGGCCTAAGCACAAAACATAGGGTAAAAGCTTATATATGCTTACTAAACTAATATGGTATGAGCAAACAGAACTCAACAACCGAATCCGCATTAATGAAAGAAAGTGAACTTCAATTACCAAGTTCATTGTATCACAAAAACGTAGTAAGCTGTCCTGAATGCAACTGCTTATGTATTCTAAGGCCATCTCTAAACGAATACCAAGACATCAAATATGCTTTCTGTAGTAATTTGTCTAACTGCCGTGCAGGTGGTCACTTATGGGAGTGCAGAAAAGAAGCTTAGGTGAATAAATGGGTAAGACAACAGTAATCAGATTTATACCAGATGACAAAGCATTTGCAAAAGCTTATGCTAAATTTATTAAACGCAAAAAAGAGAGAGGTGAAGAATGCAGTTAGTCTTATATCGTTGCGATGAATGCTATAGTCCCAAGATTCTAATGGAATCGGGATGGAGATGTTTAGTGTGCGAGGAATAGAAGTGTTAACAACAGAGGAATGGCAGAATCAAATAAAGGAGGATATCAAAGATGGGTTTAACAAAGAAGTTGAATAAAGTAGAAGATTTAGTATTCCGTCATTTGAAAGACCATGATGTTTGCAGAGACAATACTAAGTTCTTGTATTACTCAGTTCTTCAAGAGTTTTACAAAGCTACAAGTTCTAAAGGCAGACTATGTGAAGAAGACAAGTTCTTATCAGATTTATATGATTTGCTACATTTTGCTCCTTGCGATGAATCTATTCAAAGAAGTCGTAGAAGAATACAAAACAAACTTAAAATGCATCAATCATCAAAGGCAGTTCAGAAGATGAGAGAGAAAGCTGAAGAGACCTATTATACATGGTCGCAAGAAGACTGATTAAATATATAAAGGGCAGTGGACATAGTCAATACCGATGACAAGTTCAGGGTCCAGAAATTCCATAAGCAATTTTTTAAACTTCCAATTTGATGTAGAGGACTTGTCATCATAATGGCTCGACTCGAACTTAAGGGAATAGACAACCGAGTTCGAGAGGATGTAAAAGTACTAGCAAAAACACATGGAGTTACAGTTGCTAAATTCTTAGAGCCTGCAATCAAAAATTACATTTATCAAGCCGATAATAGAGAAAGGCTTATTAGAGCAAAGAGGTCTGACCCAGACTGGTAGCATGGGATTTTTAGACAGATTTAGGAGCAAGCCAAAACAAACATCTAATTTACAAACATTCTTAGATGGTAATTTAGAGAAGGAAGCTAGAACACCAGTTTACGATATGGCTCCTGCAATGGGAAGTACTGGGCCAATGCGCATTGACCCAATATACAATTTACATCATTTAGAAAACTTAGCAATAAACTATTCACATTTACAAACTGTAATCAATCGTATTGCATCGCAAACAATCGCTAAGGGGTACAGACTAGAACAGACTGTAGAGAATCCTAGTGAAGACCAGAAGGAACTTCTTGAGCATTTGCTGAAAGACCCAAGCAACGGAGACAGTGATATTACTGGTGAAGAGTTTTGTAAAGCATTGATTAGACAGCTTGAAGTCTTTGATGATGCATGGATTTCTATAGTTTACGATTATGTCAAAGATGATTCGGGTAGAATTTTAGGTAAGAAAGTATCTCAGTTATGGGTTGAAGATTCAAAACAGATGCGATACAATACAGATAGATTCGGTAGATTTCAAACAGAAAACAGATTCTGTCCAACGTGTAGAAGAACTGCCAATGGTTCAGCTTGTTCTGAATGTGGTACAAAACTAGAATTAATTGCATATACATTTGAAGATGTAGAAGGAGATATACCGTTTGCAAGAGATGAGGTAATACACTTTAACAAATATAGTTCTACAGCTAGATTGTATGGGCAATCACCAATTGTTGGATTAATGAAAAAGGTAGAAACTGCATTGGCAATAGAAAACTATCAAAACAAATTATTTAGATTAGAAAGACCACCAAAAGGATTCTTAGATATTCCAAACCTAGATGAGACTGCACTAAACAGATTGGGAGAATATATTGCAGAAGAGACCAGACGCAATCCAAACTTTGTTCCAATTATATCTTCAGGTGAAGGGCAGTCAGGAGCTAAGTTTGTTACAATTATGCCAAGTCAGGGAGAAGCAGGTATGATTCCATACATGGATAAAATAAATCAAGATATTA